AGCAGCACAAAAGCAGGCAGCAAAATATGGACGCAGGGATCCTGAAGTACATTATGGAACCAACCCTTGTTCGGAAATTATTCTCCGTCCTTATCAGTTTTGTAATCTTTCAGAAGTCGTATTGCGTGAAAACGATACAAAGAAAGATATCGAAAGGAAAGTAGAGCTAGCCACTATCCTTGGAACCTGGCAGGCAACCCTAACAGATTTTAAGTATCTTCGTAAAATTTGGAAAGACAACACAGAAGAAGAAAGATTACTTGGAGTTTCTCTTACTGGTCAATTTGGACACAAATTTATGTCTGGTAAAGAAGACTTAGTATCTTTAGAGGCATTCTTAAATTTAATTAGAGAAAAAGCTAGAGAGACAAATAAAAAAGAGGCTGAAAAAATTGGAATTCCAGAATCGGCAGCAATCACATGCGTAAAACCTTCTGGCACAGTATCTCAATTAGTCGGAGTATCTTCAGGAATGCATGCATGGCATTCTCCATACTATATTCGAACAGTTCGTGGCTCCAAGGGAGATCCAATTTCTACTTTCTTAAAAGAAGTAGGTATTCCAGTAGAGGATGACGTAATGAAGCCAAATGAAACTTACGTATTCTCATTTCCAGTAAAAGCACCAGAAGGTGCAATTGTTAGAAATGACCTAACCGCTATTGAACATTTAAATATTTGGTTAGTTTACCAACGTGCCTGGTGTGAGCACAAGCCATCAATTACCGTTTCAGTTAAAGAAGACGAATGGATGGAAGTAGGGGCTTGGGTATACAAGAATTTTGACGATGTTTCTGGAATCTCATTTTTACCGATGTCAGAGCACACATACAAGCAGGCTCCATATCAAGAGATATCTAAAGAAGAATATTTAGATCTTTTGGGCAAAATGCCTAAAGAAATTAGATGGGCTGATCTTTCTTTTTACGAGACGGAAGATGGAACATCTGGAAATCAAACCCTTGCATGCACATCTGACGGAAACTGTGAGATTGTAGATATAACCGCATAATGGTAGAATATATAATGGCGAAAGCCAAAAGGAGATAATATGAATACATATACAGAACAAATACTAGCAGCCCTAGGAACTTACGGAAGAGCATTCCTAGCAGCAGCTACAGCTCTATACATGACTGGAAATACAAATCCAAAAGATTTAATTGCAGCAGGAGTTGCAGCAGTTGCCCCAGTTATTCTCAAGGCGTTAAGCCCAAGCAATACAGAGTTTGGCTTTAAAAAGTAAAATAAAATAGTAGTCGATTAGGATAGCTCCTGTGCTAAAATAAGCATAGGAGTTTTCCTATTTTAGGAGATTTTGAAAATGGCAGTACAAAAGAATTTTGAAGTAGATCAAAATGCTACTTTTACCTTTGAGGTTCAATACACCTTAGAGGACGAAGTCACACCAATAAGTTTAGTAAATGCAACTGCAAAGATGCAAGTACGTGATACTAAAGGTGGATCCAAACTAGCATTTACACTAACATCACCCTCTGGTGGTATAACAATTAATGGTGCAACTGGAACACTAACCATTAAAATGACACCCACCCAGACAAATAAACTCTTTTATCCAAAATCTTCTTATGACGTTATGGTTGTCGATTCTAACGGGAATAAAATAAAACTCCTCGAAGGGTTTTTAACTCTCAGCAGATCGGTAACTATATAATGTCAGCAGAAAAAGTAATAGTAAAAGAAGTAAAAAATAAAGTAATTGTAAAATCACCAGGACCACAAGGCCCTGCTGGAAGAACTATATTAAATGGAATCTCTGCACCATCAAATAACCTTGGGGTTATTGGAGATTTTTATTACAACACAGTTACAACAGATTTTTACGGACCAAAGCTTACAGATTTAAGTTGGTCTGGCGCAACTGTTATTAAATTTATTCAAGAAGGTTCAGAGTATGCATATTCATCTTCATGGGAAATTGCTCAAGTTGTTGGACCAACTAGTGGAGTATATTCAGTAACACTATCACACAATCTTGGGTTTTTCCCAAACGTAACAACAAAAGATAGCTCTGGAGAAACAGTTGAAACTGGACTGGACTATTTAGACACAAATAGAATAAGGCTGACAATGGCTCAACCATTTTCAGGGACAGCATACCTGTCATAAAGGAGAAACAAAATGGCAAGAAAATTTTTAGTTAGCTTAGACCTTAACAAAAATGAATTACAAAATGCTCGAATTCAAAACCTTAGCACTGCGCCCTCAAGCCCAGTAGAAGGTCAAATATATTTTAACACAGTAGATAAAATTGTATACTTCTTTGACGGAACAACCTGGATCCCAACATCTGGCTCCCTAGAAGTAATTCAAGATGCTATTGGTGCATATGTTTCTGGTGGCACTGGCTTAACAGCAACGTATACAGATTCAACAGGAACAACAGTAATTGATTTAGACAACACAGCAGTAACAGCTGGATCATACGGATCTACAACAGCAATTCCTACATTTACAGTAGATGCTCAAGGTCGTTTGACTGCGGCAGGAACAGTAAACGTAGCAACCAATCTTTCAATTGCTGGAGACACTGGAACAGACACAGTTGATTTATTAACCGATACATTAACCGTTGCAGGTGGAGAAGGAATTGACGTTGCCGTAACAAACAACACAATTACCGTATCAGCAGAAGATGCAACATACACAAATAAAGGTGTTGCCTCATTTAGCTCAACAGATTTTACAGTAACAGCAGGTGCAGTATCTCTTAATAAAGATCCAGTAATTACACTTTCAGGAGATGTAACTGGCACTGCAACAATGACAAATCTTGGCGATGTAACAATCACCACAACAATAGAACCAAACTCTGTAACACTTGGAACAGATACAACTGGTAACTATATTGCAACAATTGCTGGAACAGCTAATGAAATTGAAGTTTCTGGCTCTGGATCTGAAAATTCAGCAGTAACAATTGGACTTCCAGATAGCGTAACAATTACCAGCGACTTAACAGTTGGTGGAAACTTAACAGTTAATGGAACATTAACTTCTTTAAATACTGAACAAGTAACAATTGAAGATAACGTAGTTGTTTTAAATAGCAACGTTACAGGCTCTCCAGCAGCAAACGCTGGAATTGAAGTAGAGCGTGGAACTTCTACAAATACATCAATTATTTGGAATGAAACAGATGACAAGTGGACACTTACAAATAACGGTGCCAACTATCATGCTATTACTAGGAAGTATGTAGAAACTCTTTCAACCTCTGCAACCTCTTATACAGTAACTCATAATTTAGGATCTACCGATGTATTAGTTCAAGTTTCAGAAGTAGCCTCTCCATATGCTAAGGTTGAAACAGATGTAGAACTTACATCCGATTCAGCGGTAACAATTAAATTTGCAACCGCACCATCATCTGGAGCATATAAAGTAGTAGTTATAGGATAATAAATTGAAACTAAAGTCTTTATTAAATTTAGCAACATTAGCATCCGACCCTGCGGGGTCGGAAGGCGATGTCTTTTTTAATACAACAGAAAAGGCTTTAAAGATTCATAACGGAGCAATATGGGTAACAATAGCAAGTAATACAGACCCAGCACCATTTTATTTACACACTCATACATACGATGGAGCAATACATACAATTGATATTGAAAACCCAATAACATTTAAAGAGATAAATAATGTCGCAAGTGTTTTAGAAAATATTCCTAAGATAACAGGATTTGATGGAGGCCAACCTTCAGATATTGTTGAAGATCCTAGCTTCTTAGAACTATCACTGTTAGATGGCGGAAAAGCCTAAAATTTTAGGCAATTATAAATAACAGATGATATAATTATCTTAAGTCATAATCAAGAGGTATAACGTGGCAACAAATTTTCCAAACTCATTAGATACATTGGTAAATCCTAATTCAACGGATCCATTATCTAGTCCGTCGCACTCCGAACAGCATATAAATCTTAATGATGCTGTTGAAGCAATAGAAGCAAAAATTGGAGCAAATGGCTCTAATGATTCAAACTCTATTCAATACAAGGTTGCAGCAATACAAGCAACTTTAACTAGCATAGAAAACAGCACCTCAGCAGCAGAACTTTTGTTAGGTCTTGAAGGAAATAATGATTTAACAATAAGTGGAATAGAGAACAAAACAACAGTAGACAGTTTTTCTAAATCTCTATATTCAACAATAAGATATACACTACAAATCAAAAAAGACAACTTGTTTGTTTCTGATCAACTAGATATAGTCAATGATGGAACAGACTTACACGTGAATAGATATGAAATATCATCAAATACAAATACTTCTCTTTATAGTGTGCAATTAGAAGAAAATGCAGGTATAATTAGTTTGAAAGTAACACCGACAAGTGGATCTATAACCGCTAGATATTATAGAACCGCCTTAAAGTTTTAAGGCGTAAGGGGAAATAAAAAAAATGGCAACAGTAGATAAAAACTTTAGAATTAAAAATGGTTTAGTTGTTGAGGGATCAACAGCTACAGTAAATGGATCTAATATCCTTACTGAAAACTCAGTAGAATTTCTTCAAGACACTGCAGCAGCACAACTCACAGGCGGAACACATACAAATATTTCAGTAAGTTATAATGACACTACTGGAACAATTAGTTTAACTGGCGCAGTAACATACACAGACGAGCAAGCACAAGATGCCGTCGGTAACGCAGTCGGAACTGGACTTTCATACAACGATACAACAGGTGCAATATCTGTTGACACAGCCACAATTCAGGCTCGTGTTGCAGACGTATCTGACACTGAAATTGGATACCTTAATGGCGTAACATCTTCAATTCAGACACAATTAGACGATAAGTCAACTGCAAGCAAAACCGAAACATTAACAAATAAGACTTTAACATCACCAAACATAAATGAAAACGTAGCCCTTACAGCAACCGCTACAGAACTTAACATTCTTGATGGTGCAACACTTTCTACAACAGAACTTAACTATGTAGATGGCGTAACCTCTTCAATTCAAACACAATTAAACAATAAATTTGATTCAGCAAATGCTTCAACAACAAATATTTCAGAAGGCACAAACCTATACTTTACAAATGAAAGAGCACAAGATGCCGTAGGAAATTCTGTAGGCACTGGTCTTACATATGATGACGCAAGCGGAGTTATTGCTTTTGATACCAATATTAGATTAAGTCAGCTTAACACGCCAGATAGAGCAGTATCTTTTAACAGTCAAAAAATTACTAGCCTCGCAACACCGACAGACGCAACAGATGCATCAACTAAAGGCTATGTTGACGGAGCAATTTCAACAGAAGTATCAAATCGTAATACTGCAATTTCAACAGCAGTTAGCAATTTAGTAGACGGCGCACCAGACCTTCTTAATACTCTTAATGAATTAGCAGCAGCAATTAATGATGACGCTAACTACACAACAACTATTACAACAGCTCTAGGAACAAAAGCTCCTTTAGCATCACCAGCATTAACTGGAACACCTACTGCCCCAACAGCAGCAGCAGACACAAATACTACTCAAATAGCTACAACAGCTTTTGCTAAAGCAGAAGCAGACGCAGCACAGTCAGCAGCAGAAGCCACAGCATCAGGAGATGCAACATCAAAGGCTAACGCCGCTCAAGCAGCAGCAGAAGCCACAGCATCATCTGCTCTTTCTGGAGTAACTGCAGGAACCACAGCGTTTACAGCAGTAAATGTTAACTCAGTAGCTAAGCAAATTGCTGCAACCACAGGTAATATTGTTACCGCAGCCGCAACCACAGCTTATGCATGGGCAAAGGCTTCATACCGAAGCGGAGAATTCCTTGTTAAGTCAAAAAATGGAAATCACACAGAAGTTGCAAAAATTATGGTAACTCTAGACTCTTCAGATAACGTCTATATCACAGAATATGGAATGTCATCAACAAGTGGAGTTGCACTTCAAACAGTTTCAGCAGATGTAAGCGGAACAGATGTAAGAATTCGTGTAACACCTGCAAATAACAATACCGAAGTATTAATTACTGGTGTACTGTTAGTATAATTAAATAAAGGGCCAGGGGAGAGCCTGAAATCTCCCCAAAAAAAACAATTAGGGGATATGTGAACTTAAATGGCAACAGTAGATAAAAACTTTAAAGTTAAGAATGGATTAAATGTCGCAGGAAATGCAACATTTGACTCTAGCGTTATATTAGGCGAAACCCCCCTTAGATTTGACACAACAACAAATAAACTACAGATCCAATTAAATGGAACCTGGAGTCCAATTGCGTTTGTGGCAGACATTCCAGATAATACAACAGAAATAGGCTTTATGGATATTGGATTGGCTATTGACTACAATGGTCTCCCAATCTATACAGTTCAAGCAAACGGAGTAAGTACAACAGCGACTAAATTTGCAGACGGTGGAGCCCCATCAACTTCAACATATGGGTTAACATTCGATTCTGGAGCTATAGTCTAATAAAAAATAAATGCTATAATTAGCAAATAAGGGGTAATAAATATGTCAACAGTAAGAATTCAAGTAAGACGAGGAACAGCATCAGAATGGACCTCAGCAAATCCTACACTAGCTGCAGGTGAAATGGGTGTTGAAACAGACACCAGAAAAATTAAAGTTGGAACTGGAAGCACAGCATGGACTAGCCTTTCATACATAGCATCAGATGCACCAGGAATTACAGAAATTGCACAAGACGCAATTGACACAGCCCTTTCAATGGGATCAGGTCTTACAAAATCTTACAACGATGCCACAAATACAATTTCTCTTAATATTGACTCATCAGTTGTAGCACTTAAAACTTATGTTGACAGTCAAGTAACTGGATTAGACAACGCAGTAGCTGAAGATTATGTATTACTGGCAGACGTCGGAAATGCAGGCGGACCAGCAAAGCTAGATGTTGATGGCAACCTATTAGTTCCTAAATCAAGCATTATATTAGAAGGCGCAACAGCAGATGCTTTTGAAACAACCGTAACAGTAGTAGACCCAACAGCAGACCGCACAATTACACTTCCAAATGCAACAGGAACTGTAGTTCTTAAAGATTCAACTGATACACTTACAAATAAGTCTATCTCATTAACTACAAACACAATTACAGGAACAAAGGCAGAGTTTAACTCAGCAATGTCAGATGCAGATTTTGCATCCCTTGCTGGTAGTGAAACACTTACTAACAAGACTTTGACTTCTCCAATAATCTCATCTATTACTAATGGTGCTGCTACCCTAACTTTACCAACAAGCACAGGAACAGTAGCTCTTACATCTGATATTACATCAGCAGTTAATAATTTAGTTGATGCAGCACCAGGAGCATTAGACACACTTAATGAACTAGCAGCAGCTATTGGAGATGACGCTAATTATGCAACAACAATTACAAATGCACTAGGAGATAAATTATCTCTTACTGGTGGCACAATGACTGGAGCCATAACACTATCAGGTGCTCCATCAAATAATCTACACCCAGCCACTAAATTGTATGTAGACACTATTGCTGCAACGCAATCACAAAACGGTTTGGATCACATTAACGATACAGAAGGCGTACATGGAATTACAAATACCGCTAACTTGGTATACCTAACAGATCTAAGCACACACAATGATGACACAACAAACGTACACGGAATTGCAGATACTTCACTTTTAGCAACAAAAGCATACGCAGATAATGCAGTTGAAACACACAGTAATGACACAACAAACGTACACGGATTAACAAATACAGCAAATTTAATGTTAAAAACAGGAGATACAATGACAGGTCTTCTTACACTGTCAGGTGCTCCAAGTTCTGATTTAAATGCTGCTACTAAAAAATATGTAGACGATACAGTTTCTTCACACGCAGCAGTAACTTTAAACGTACACGGAATTGCAAACACTGCACTTCTAGCAACTACAGCAAATGTAGCAACAGCTAAATCAGAAGCAATTGCAGCCGTGACAGTAACTTCTTTAGGCCTTGAAAATGTAAACAACACTTCAGATGTTAATAAGCCAGTTTCAACTGCTACACAAACAGCGCTTGATTTAAAGGCCCCGTTAGCATCACCAGCACTTACTGGTACTCCAACAGCACCTACAGCAGCACCAGCAACTGATACAACACAGATTGCTACCACAGCATTTGTTCGTGCAGAGGTTGCAGCACTTGTAAATAGCGCAGGATCAACACTTGATACTCTTGGCGAAATTGCAACCGCTCTTGGAAATGATGCAAACTTAAGCACAACACTTACAAACAGCATTGCATTAAAAGCCCCACTTGCTTCACCAACATTTACTGGAACAGTAACAGTTGCAGCAGCAGGTGTAGCATTTACAGATGGAACTCAAACTAAAGAAGGCGTCCCTTCACGGACACCAATTATTTTAAAAACTGCAGGCTACACACTTTCAGCCCTAACCGAAAGAGACTCATTAATAGAGGTAGATTCTACAAGCCCAGTAACAATAACAATCCCAACTAACTCAGCAGTTGCTTATCCAATTGGAACAACTCTAGATATACTTGGTACAAATACTGGATTAATCACAATTGCAGGAGATACGGGCGTAACAGTAAATGCTACTCCTGGATTAAAACTACGGACACAATGGTCATCATGTACCCTATTCAAGAGAGCAGAAAACTCATGGGTAGTATACGGAGATCTAAAGGCTTAAGGAGAATATAAATGAGTAAAAAAGCAGGTAGACATTCACAGGCATCAAATGACTTTTTAGAGCCATTTAAGCCAGTCATTGGTACAGCAACAAATGTTGGAACAAATAGAGCATACAATAACGGAGCAGCATCAGTTACATTTACAGATGCCCAAGACTCACCACCAGCAACATCATATACCGTAACTTCATCACCAGGATCTTTTACTGGAACTGGACCATCTTCTCCAATTACTGTAGAAGGGCTTCAGTCAGCAACTTCTTATACTTTTACAGTTGTAGCTAGTAACTCAGTAGGCAGTTCAGTAGCTTCAGATCCAAGTAATTCAATAACAGCAACAACAGTTCCGCAAACACCTAGTGCACCATCATTATCAAATAACGGAGCCGAAACAAATGCTGTTTCTTGGTCAGCTCCCCAAACTGGCGGAAGCGCAATTACTGGATATGGATTAATTGATCATGAAAATGATGTTACATCATATGATGCTAGTACATTTAGTGCTAATCTATCAGAAAATGGTAATGAAACTCAAACCGTTAGGGTAAGAGCTCAAAACGCTAATGGATTCTCAGAATACAGCTCTAACTCAAACTCAATTACTACAACACCATTTAGCTTTGCCCCATTTGGCTTTACACCATTTGGATTTACACCATTTGGATTTACTCCGTTTGGATTCACACCGTTTGGATTCACACCGTTTGGATTCACACCAGTAAAATCTATTGGAGCAGAAACTTTAATTAAATCAAAAAATCCAGAAGGATTATTGTTAGCATATAACTTAAACGTAGGAGACACCCTATATTCTGCAGCAATTGAAGGAATTAATGTTTCTAATGAAACGATTATGAATTACATTGACAATTGGTCAGCAGCGGATCCATCTATTGATACTGAAATAGAAACTACAGTAGTAGCATTAGCCGCAAGAATAACAGATAATGGAGCAGTTGTTTTAAATGGAAATAAGTATTCAAGAGCACACTGGGTCCTTGTTAAAGAAAATGGACTTGCTAGGTTTAAAAATGTTGCTGAAATTACAGCAGAAGACCTTGTATTTTCCCCAGCCACTAACAATTGGGAACCAGTAACAGAAATTACTTTACTTGATTCAAATGAATTGGTAATTTCTATAGACGTAGAGCCATACGATGTATTTTTTACAGACAATGCTTTAGTACATGATTCTTATTCTGCAACTTATGATCCAAATGCACTACATTCTTCAGAAGATAATTTTGCTGATAAATTAGATGCCCTTTATGATCAATGGAAAGCCCTTCAAAATAACCCACCAGCCGAATAGTTAGGAAAAAACTTGTTTGAAGGTTTGAAAAAAATAAACAAGATGGGTATTTATGGTTTATCTTTTTATAAGGGTAAAGCTATACCAAAATATAGAAAATATCCAGAATATATTAAAGGAACCTGGGCTCAATATACTATATTAAATGATAGAATAAACTCAAAAGCAATAGAGTGCCTATATCTAAATGACGATAGAGAAGAGGGAACTATTGTCATGTCTAATTTTATTAATAACGACTATCCAGCAGCATGGGGAACAATTATAATTGAGGGATGGAAAGAGGATCACTATACAGCAGTAATAGATAGATTCTATACTAGCCCACCACATAGAAGAAAAAGATTTACATACTGCCTAGGATTAATAGGATATCCTATTTGGGTAACTTACTATAAAATATTGCCAAGACCAGGTAGAATGAATACAAATGCTACAACTAACATGATATTAGACGGATTTGCACTGCTAGAATCAGCCAGTAAAAAAAGAAAAAGCAAAAATAAAGAATCAGCAATTAAATTTGATAACTGGAAAGAACCAGAAGCAAATATAGAATATGAGAATGTTCCTTATAAAGATCCTATCCTGCCAGCACTGTGGCATTCAATGAGTATTTGGGAGCCAGATGATAAAAAATTTAAATAATATAAACAATCAAATACTAAAATCTGAATATAGCAAAATGGTTTCCGATATGTATGAGGATGTTTATAAGTTTAAGCCAGGATTAAAGGTAGGATTTAAAACAAAAAGAGTATCCTTAATAGATAAAAAAACATTTAACTTTTTTGGACTTTATCATAGATACATTCATATTTTATATAAAGAAATTAATAATATTACTAAAGAGTTTTGTTTAGAAAAACAAATTAACTTTGAAAGAAATTATTTTTATATTTTAGCAAATATAATTGAAAATAATAAAATACCTTTAAATAATTATTTAAATTTTGCACCAAACTATAAAACAACCTTTATGGGATTTTACATTATTGATTCAAATAACGACTCGGTTATAATTAATGAAGAAAATGTTATACTTCAACCAGGACAATTAATTATACTAGATTCTGCTGAAAAAATAATGTTTAAAGAAATGAGCAAAGATTTAACAATCTTGTCTTTTAATATATCTCCTTTAGAATATTTGTACAAGCAGTACTATCAGAAATGGATACCGTTAATATGACGCTAATAACATTTATTCCAAGATATAGATTATATAAAAAATTGTTCCCGCAACCCATCCCAGCAACACAAAAAATACCAGACTGGTGGAAATCTCAAGAAAGCTATTTAGATAACGATCAAGAAGTTCAAAATGGAACATTAAAATTAACAGTAAAAAAATGTCAATCTGTATTTGACGCAATGTCTTTTGGATATTACTTATTATGCCCAATGGATATACACATAGATGCTACGGAAGATCGTTTAAAGATACAACTAACTTCAGAAATTCAAAATATGGATAAGCAAATTATCTCAGAGCACTTAGCGGAACAGTTATCAAAATATCCAATCCCAGAATATTTTCATAAACAAGTAATGAGAATTCACCCAATGTGGTTAATTTCAACAGAAAAAGGATACAGCTCATTATTCACTTCTCCAATACATGGAGACAGTATTCCAGTGCAGGCATTTCAAGGAGTGATAGATACAGACGAGTACCCTTCAGACGGGTATCTAACATTTTTTGTTAAAAAGGGCTTTAAAGGAATATTAAAACAGGGAACACCAATTATTCAAGTAATTCCATTTAAGAGAGAAGAGTGGGAAAGTACTTTAACAAAAGATAGAAACTCAGATATTTTTATTGCTGAAAAAAGAGTTGCAGTAAGGTCTGTATTTCAAAATGGGTACAGATTAAAATTTTGGAATAAAAAAACATTTAAATGAGTAAGACTATTAAAAAAGTACCATACGAATCTGATTCTTGGTATGAAATGTCTCACATGCATTTTTCTGAAATTTTACAATACATAGGAATGTATAACTCATGGAAAAATTGGGAAAACGTATTAAAGAATAAAAAATACAAAAAATCAATAATAAAACCAATAAACATGTATGTAGAAAACTTTTCAAATAAGCCAGAGCTTATAAAAAAATCTAAAAATGAAATAACTCTAAAATACTATACACACGCAGACATACTATTTTTAATACCAGATCCTTCATTGGGCTACTTGGGCATATTTAAATCTAAACCAATATATGCAATATTTTATGCTACGGATAAATTATGGCTAAGACAATTTTATCCATCAAACAATACATATAAAATTGAAGATGATTTTAAAATTTCTGACAGAGTTTTTAAATTTTATATTCCATGGATTTTGGATTTAGACATTGAGTATTCTATTAAAAATATTCAAGAAAATCCATCATTTGGGATATTGGAAAAAAATGGAGTATTTACAAAAACAGATAAAAATGTTATAATAAAAGAAGCTAATTTTGTAGATTTCTATTTTACAAAATCAAAAAATCACATGGTAGATGACCTTGTGGGTATAATTAAAAAGGGTACATATATGTTTGAATTAGATATTAAAGCAGATAAAAGTACTATTAAAAAAATAATTAATAATTATGAAAAAATCTAATTTACAAATAAAGTTTACCCCAGCGGTTGCAGACATCAATTTTAAATACAAAGAAGATTATCTTTTAAGCGAGCCAGAACCATCAATCAATAATATCCCAAGATGGTATAAAAAATTATCAAGATTTAGAGATTCAAACAGCATAGCAAATTTATATCCAATTAATGATAGAGGGACTGACGGAAGCGCAGCAAGCACTAAATTGTGTATGCCATTTTTTGATGCATTGACATCTGGATACATGTATCTACTTCCATATGACCTGCATGTAGATTTAGACAAAGAAGGGTTCCCATCTCTTTCTTGGGACGGACCAGGAATGATGATAGATAAAAGAGGCATGATAGATGTACCAGTCCCAACAAATCATCACCCACTTCATTTTGGATGGAAGACACACTGGTATTCAGAAACCCCAAAGGGATATTCTTTATTAATAACACATCCATTAAATAGACACGACTTACCATTTACAACACTTAGTGGTATAGTAGACTCAGACATGTGGCACACTCCAGTTTTTACATCGTTTTTTTTAAAGCGAAATTTTATTGGAATAATACCTAAAGGCACCCCAGTTTTTCAAATGATTCCTATAAAAAGGGATTCTTGGAATTTAAAAATTGACTACAATGCATCAAATATAGAAAAAAATAAAATAAAAGAAGAACATAGAAGAACATCAATATACGCATACTATAAAACAAAGATATGGGAGAAAAAACAATATGGATCAAAAAGCTAGAAACAATGTAATGCCAAATCTTGAGCTTTGGAAGTCTATGGAAAATAGCAAAAAAGAACCTACTGGTAAGCCACATAAATTCTTTGATAGATACCTAGACAATGACTTAGAAGAGCTTTCAAGTTTTTTACAAAAACAATATGACAGTATTGAAAAGCTAGAGCTATCTGGGATTACAGAAGTAACTCCAAGAGACTCCTGGCTACAGTCTCAAAGTGTTTCTACAATGAAGTGGAGAGAGTATAACGTATTTCAGTTTTACCATCCAGGAATACATAATCTATATAAAAATATTGTAGATATGGTAAAAGAAGCTTGCAATTATTATGAAATTAATTTCGATGATCAGCAGTATATGATTCAGGGATGGTTTAACATAAACTATAACAACAAGGGGAAGCTAGACTGGCACGATCACGGAGGACCGTATGCACCATACTTCCACGGTTATTATTCAGTAAAGGCAGAACCATCAAAAACTCATTATCGTGTATTTAATCAAGAAGTTGAAAACAATAATAAAGACAACAGAGCTATTCTTTCAGAGATGGGTCACCCGCATGCAATGGCTGGATGGGACTGGGAAGGTCCAAGAATAACCATTGCCTACGATGTTGTTCCTTTAAACAATTTGCTTTCCTATCAAGCAAGACCACAACACTGGTTCCCGTTGTCTTAATATGAATTCAGGAATTGATGTTTTAATTTACAGTTATCAAAATAAAAATTTATTTGAAAATATTAAAAAAAATATTGATTCTTCAAGCAAAGAAAATAAACTATTTTTTTATATTATTGATCAAAACAACACGGATAGATCAAAATATATAGACATAGAAAATAAAAATGTTGACATTGTGTATAAATATGTTAAATGGGATTCAATTAAGAGTCCAATTTTATATAAAAAAGAATTTTTAGAAAAATCAAAAAATGAATATTATATGCAGTGCGGGGACAACACTTTATTAAAAGAAAATTGGGACTCAGACTTTATAGAATTTGTAGACCAAAAAAATATAATAATTTCTGGAAACCAAGAATACGAAATAAAGAATAAAAATTTATATTTTATCGAAAAAACAAAAAAGCACATTGATATGTATAAAAAAGTAAATCTTATAGATAGAAATTTATTGTTTGGAAAAGTTGATATTTTATCAAAAATAGAATACCCGACATATTTAAAATATTTTGGAGAAGAAGAGTCTATTTCTTTAAATTTAATAAAAATGGGGGTGGAGATTTATGCAGCCCCAACGGACTATGTTAAAGATGACAACGTAAATCTTGCAGACGAGGAATATGTGCCATTTTCTTTATATCATGGATACAATAATTTTATTGAAAAAAATAAAGAAATAATGTATAATACATATGGTGTAGATTTATTAAAATTACCATTTTTTGACGATGACGTATTATACGATATGCAAAAATCAAAAGTTGACAAAATGGGCGGTAAAAGATATTTAAACGACATTAAGGTGATTAACTAATGACAGATAAACCAGACCACAAGTTTTTTGAAAAATATTTAAATAATAATACAGCTGAGCTATATTCTTATTTATTAAAAAAACAAGAAGATTTAAAAAATGGTATTGTGCCAGGATTTGAAAAGGAAAAGTTTAGTCAGGCACCAGAGGAATATTTTAAATATTATAACCCACAAAGAATAGATACATTTTATAACATATTTCAATTTTATAATGAATCAATATATAATTTATATGAAGCCTTAAAAAACTTAACCATAGAAGCTTCAGAATATTATGGACTAGATTTTAAAAAAGAAAAATTTATGATACACGGCTGGTTTAACTCTGAGTCAAATAAAAAGGAAGTAAATTTAGAAAATGATACATCTTACCACGATCATTCAGAAGGTAAAGGTGCCCCCTATTTTCATGGATACTATTGTGTAAACGCAGAACCTAGTACAACTTACTATAAAATAAATAATGATAAACAGTTTGCAAATATTAACAAAAACAACAGAGCCATACTTTCAGAGACTGGTCACCCGCATCAAATAGGCACGTGGAACAGTCTGGATAAAAGAATAACAATTGCCTATGATGTTACACCTTTAAGATTTATATCTACAGGTGGATACCCAGAGCAAAGCTGGATACCATTAATATGAAAATAAAAATTATAGAAGATTTTATTTTAGAAGAAGATGCAAAGACATTAATTTCAGAAATTAAAAACCCATCCTCAATAAATCCTTATCCAGAATATTATAAGGATAGAAATGGCGGCACTGCGCTGCCGTACAATCACAACGTCATGTCTTTGCTTAAACAATATGCAATATTTGCCAACCAAACACAGCAAGAATTTTTTAGTTTAAATAAAAAGGTTGTCGTTACAAAAGCTTTTGGATCCTGGTGGACACCAGGAAAATATGGGAATCCACACATAGATGCTATAGAAAAAGAGCCATTTATAGAGTACAGCTGCGTAATATATTTAAATGACGAATATGAGGGTGGAGAAATTTATTTTCCAAGACAAGATTTTATACATAGGCCTAAAAAATACTCTGCTATTTTTTTTCCTGGAAACGACTACGAGTACGTTCACGGGGTAAAAGAAATTTTATCTGGGGAAAGATACACGGCACTTTATATGCAGTCTACTAAGCAAGAGTTTGTAGACCCAGACTTTAAGGATTGCTAATGACTTTAGAATATAAAGAATTGGCGCTAGGGGTTATACATTATAAAAACATTATAGAAGACCCAAAAGGATTAATTAATAAAATAGAAGAATTAGAAAACAAAAGATCAGAGGCCAAAGGTTATAATTCTATATTTATTAGACCTTGGCAGGCTTGGGATTATGATCATGGCAAAAATGAAAAAACAATTTTTTGTTGGCAAAAATTTTTACCAAAGCCAGAAGACATCAGCCCATCAGATTTGTTTTATAAAGAGCAACACGAGATATCCTCAATACTATTTAATGGTTTAGAAAATGGCTTAAAGCATTATTTTGAACTCTATCCCTATGCTGAAAAAAATATTAAATCTAGAGAAAAAACAATGCATTTATTAAAATATAAAGAGAGCGGCTTTCTTCCAGCACACTCAGATCATGGCATAAGCAGCAGAGTGCTTTCAGCTCTTTTGTATTTAAACGATGACTATGAAGGAGGCAATTTAAAGTTTCCACATTGCAGCATAAACATAAAGCCAGAGGCTGGGAGTTTATTATTTTTCCCATCCAATTTTATTTATGTGCACGAAGTAGATGCAGTAACAAATGGAGTAAGATATTCTTTGCCAAATTGGTATCACAACAGGAAAACACCATACTATTCGGACGGGTCTGAATAATGATTATTGTAACTGGATCTAGCAAAGGAATAGGAAACTATATTGCAAGCGCTCTTTCATACAAAGGATTAGATGTTGCGGGAATTTCAAGAACCATGCCAGTACAAGAAAGTCCATTTTTTTATGAAACCCTTGTTGGAAGGATTCCTGCACAATCATTTAAAACTTATATTGGCGACGTTACAAAAAGAGAAGATTTGTTTAAAATTCAAAATGAATTAAAAAAAAATAATGTAGTAGTTGATGCTCTAATTAATTGTGCAGGTGTAGGCCTGGAGCCAGAGCTAGAATTTAGAAAAATAAGAGAAAGAAACATTAATGAAATAATTCAAACTAATATAATTGGAACAATTAATTCTTGCCAATACTTTATGGATTTAATGGATCCAAAAAAACATACTCCAATTATTAATATGTCTAGCTTGTCAGCACACGCCGTTACAGACTTAACAGTATATGCAGCATCAAAAGGTGGAATATACAGCTTTACCAAAGCCTTAGCTCAAAAAATTTCTCATACACAAATTAGGCCAAACTGCATATCCCCTGGAATAATTGACACAGACATGATAAGCGGGATACTCCCAGAAAGAAAAGAGGCGGCCCTAAACCTACAAGTTATAAAAAGAATGTTTACAAAAGAAGACATATACAACGTAGTCGAATTGCTTCTAGATGAAAGATCTAATAGTCTAGCTGGTCAAGCCTTCTACATTGGAGGATCCTAAATAGTGAAACTGATGGTATAATTTTTAAATGTCATACTCTTATAAAATATTAAAAGACCATCCAATTGGATTCTGGGAGCTAGATGATTCCACGACCACGGCAATAGACATTTCTGGGTGCGGTAATAACGGAGTTTATACAGGAAGCCTTCCAAGCCAAACTAAAATAATGCCAATGGTTTCTGGAGGCCAGTACTCAGCAAAAATTACTTCCTTATCAAAAATAGAGTTTGCAATTATTAATGATTATTACGCACAAGCAGCAGGGGGAGGATTTGGAACGCTAGACACAGCTGATAATGAATTTACGCTAGAGTGTTGGATTTTACCAAAAATATCTTCTACAAACCTTACTCCAATTTTTATTGATTTGTCTAATGATCTTGGAATTGCTTGGCAAAACAACAATATTATATTTGTTATTGGCACCGAAACTTTAGAGTACACAGTTCCAGAAACTAATAAGTCTATTTATGTTGTATGCAAATATTCAGTAAATTCAGCATCAATATATTTAGACGGGAACTTGGCTATTAGCAAAACAATAACTGGCGTTCCCTTTGAAAATACACAAGTCTTACTAAAGTCTGGGCCTACACAAAATAGCGCAGACGAGTTTTTAATAGATAATCCAGCAGTGTATAGATACTCTTTATCAGAAAAACAAATTAAAGATCATTACCTAAGTAATCAAAATACTTTACCAATACAGATTGCGTATCCAGACAATGGAGAAATTTTTAATATTTATGACAATGGAATGAGAACATCATTTACTTATAGTTATCCAAAAGATAAATCTTGGAAATATTTTTTAACAGAGGATCTTACGCTAGGTAGGTCAGAAGAATATATTCAATTATCTAAGACAGATTTATTAGAAACAAAAGAAGTTATTTTAAAAGATATTATATCTATGCCTTCTGGTATATCAATGGATTCTTCAAAAATTCAATGGGATGGAAGCTCTGGAATTTCTGTTTATACAAGTCTAGACGGAGTGTCTTATGAACAATGCGAAAACGGATATTCAATACCTCAGTACAAGTATTCAGATTTTAACCAACAAAGATTTTTTCATTTAAAAATAGTAGTTTCTTCAACAGACTCCTCTAGATATATTCCAAAACTTTATTCATTATCAGTAAATTTTTACTCTGAGCAAATAGCTTATTCTAAAAATGGAGCGTCTTATGTTTATAAAATAGATAACCTAGATTATAGCCTTGGCAAAGAGGCTTATCCAATATTATCAATGAATAAATTAAATGGAGTATTAGTACCAAATAATTCAGGGTTTAAGGTAGATCTTCCATATGATACAAATAGCATTGAGTTTTTCTATACTCCAAGCAGCATATTAAAAAGTTTATTAATATCATCTACTGGTACGGAATTTAGCTGGGCGGATAGCGGGTCTATATCAAAAACTAATATATCTAAAATATACGTAAATGGTGAAGATAAAACAGCACAATCAAATATATCCAATGTATTAAATTCAGGATATTTAAATCATATTGTAATTGTTTTTCAAGCACCTATCTCTGGAGATCTGGTCTTTAATTATAAAAGCACTGGGTCTAAGAAAGGCTCATATCAGCATATAACCCTATATAGGGATGCTTTAGATCAAAATAAGGCAATAACTCATTACAATTTATATACTGGAAGATCGGTATATACCTCTACCGCATCTGCCATGTCAATGACAGAAAGACCTCCTGAAATATATAATAATGACTGGATTGTTATTCAAAATTCATAAAGTTGTCCACCATGGCGACAAAATGTGGACATTAATTAGAAAGAATGGTAAAATTAACATCTAATGGACATTAAAAGAATTAATCAAAAAGTAGTAGAGGAAACTACACTAGGAATTTATGTGTGGGAGATGCCAGACGGAAGATGGATTGGCGATGACGATGGAAACTTTTTATCAATAACAGCTAAAAAAGGTAACCGATCAAAAATAGATTTGTTGGCTAGAGAAGTAAGATCATATGGAATACACGAAGGCCAGCCTAAATTTTTATCAGGTAGACGTAAAGTTGATGACGAAGAGTTTCAGCATCAAAAACAAAGACTAGAATGGGGACTAACACCAGATTCTCTTGACATAGGTGTTTACAAGGATTCATTAAAAAGCGGAGGCAAACAATAAATGGAGTTTATGAACGAAGACCCCAGCGTATCAGAAACTATTGACATATCAAACTCTGCAGACTGGATAAAGTTTAATAATAAAGAAGTTGTATTAAGTGATGATCCATTTAGCATTGAAGGCGAAGAGTTAAAGAAAGTTAATGGACTAAGCCCAACATTTCGTAGAAAAATATCTAGAGAGTTTCAAAAACGTTTTATAGGACAAGAAGGAACTGGAACTCAGCAGAATCTATTGCAGCAAGCAGTTACTGGATACGCAATGTTTGACCTTGTTCAGCCAGTCTATAACTTAGAATATCTTTCAAAAATTTATGAGATATCACCTTACAACTATTCAGCAATTAATGCAAAAGTTGCTAACATTGTTGGACTCGGATACTCTTTTGTAGAAACAAAAAAAGCAAATGATGCTTTAGATAATATTAATGATAAAAAACAATTAGAACGTGCTCGACGTAAATTAAATAAACTTCGTCAAGATTTAGATTATTGGCTAGAGGAAACAAATGAAGAAGAAACATTTACAGAAACATTAGTAAAAGCTTATACAGATTTAGAGGCTACTGGCAATGGATACATTGAAATTGGAAGAACCGTGTCTGGCAATATTGGGTACATCGGACATATACCATCCAAGACAATGCGGGTACGTAGACTTCGTGACGGATTTATACAACTTCTTTATGGCAAGGCAGTATACTTTAGAAACTTTGCAGATCAAGAAACTCCTAACCCAATTTCTGGAGCAGAAGATCGTCCAAATGAAGTTATTCATTTAAAAAAATATACGCCAATGAACAATTACTACGGAATCCCAGATATAATTGCTGCACAAACTGCAATGGCAGGAAATGAATTTTCTGGAAAATATAACTTAGATTATTTTGAAAATAAAGCGGTTCCAAGGTATATAATTACAGTAAAGGGTGCAAAGCTTTCACCAGAATCCGAACGTAAACTACTAGAATTTTTCCAAGTTGGGCTAAAGGGTAAAAACCATAGATCACTCTATGTCCCACTTCCAGCGGATACATCTGACTCTAAGGTTGAATTTAAAATGGAGCCCATTGAGGCAAACCCACAGGAGTCTTCATTTAATGTATACAGAAAAGCAAATAGAGATGAAATCCTTTTAGCACACAGAGTCCCAGTAAATAAAATTGGAGTTCCAGAAGGAGTCAGTCTAGCTTCAGCAAGAGATGCAGATAAAATGTTTAAAGAACAAGTTTGTAGGCCAGCTCAAGATATTTTAGAAAAGAAAATAAATAGAATTATTTCTGAAAAAACAGATGCATTAATGCTTAAATTTAATGAATTGACTTTAACGGACGAAGATACACAATCTAAAATTGATGAAAGATATTTAAGAATGCAGGTGATTACCCCCAATGAAGTTAGAATTAGAAAGGGTATGATACCCATGGACGGTGGAGATGAGGTTGTTGATTTGCAGGCACAAGCAGCCGAAATCAAGGCTCAGGCATTAAATACCAGAAATAGAACTCAGGAAAGATCGGCCAATTCACCAGATAGTTCTGGGGAAGCCAGAAATCCAAAAGGTGAGGGTAGAGTCACAGCTTAATTATTAGGCAACCATTATTTGCCTTTTTAAATATACAAAGATAAAATTGAGCATATGAATATTGAAAAATCTTATTGGTCCAGCAATGGCGATAATATCAGCCTATCAGTTCCATTCACAAAAGTAAACCGTGAAAAGAGAACTGTATCTGGTTTTGCCACACTAGACAACCTAGATCAAACAAATGACGTTGTAACCGCAGAAGCAAGTCTAAAAGCATTTGAAGGTTTCCGTGGAAACATTAGAGAAATGCACGGGTCAAACGCAGTTGGTAAAATGGTTTCATTTAAGCCAGAAACATACTTTGATGCAAAAAGCGGAGAATTTTATAACGGAGTTTATGTAGATGCATACATTTCTAAAGGTGCACAAGATACATGGGAAAAGGTTTTAGACGGTACTCTTTCAGGATTTTCAATTGGTGGAAAAATTATTGAGTCCGACAACGAAGTTAATAAATCTACAGGTCAATCAGTTCGTTTTATTAAAAACTATTCTTTACTAGAGTTATCAGTCGTAGATTCTCCAGCAAACGAATTATGTAATATCATCTCAATTTCCAAAATGAATGGTCAATTAATTTTTAAAGGAATTGCAACAGAAGTTTTAACAGAAAATATTTTTTATTGTGAAGAAAGCGATTCTGTTTTTATGTCAAAAGAAAAAGAATTTAATTCTCCAGTAACTGGTAAGCCAGCAAGTTTAATTGGCTGGGTAGAAACCAATGATGTAAACAAAGCTAAAGAAATAGAAAAGATTCTTGATGCATATAAGCATTCAAGATTTACGTTGCCTGAAAGACAAACAATTGCAAAACAGGCAAACGCAGAAGGAGGTAATGAAGTGTCAGAAAACACAGAAACAGTAGCAGTTGAAGAAACTGCTCTAGTAGAAGTTTCAGCACCTGCACAAGATGCAGTAGTTGAAAAAGCTGTTACAGAAGATGTAGTAGCAGATACTTCTGCCGAAACCGTTGAAAAAGCAGCAGACGTCTCAGAGGTCGTTGTTGATGAACCTGATTTTGCAAAAATGTTAGGTGATTTAAAAGGCTTTTTCTCAGATACTCTAAGCAAAGCTTCAGAAGCTAATGCTGCACAGGTAACAACTATTAAAGAAACAGTTGAATCTTTCAGCAAGAGCATTGAGACTCGAATCTCAGAGTTGGCAGATAAACACACAGAACTCAGCAAAACAGTTGAGAACATCAAGAGCACGATTGATAATGTAGAAAAACGTGTCGACGCAGTAGAATCAGAGACTGCAATTAAAAAGTCCTCAGACCTTGGCGGGTCTCAGGAAGTAGTAATACAAAAATCAAAATGGAACGGTTCTTTCCTCGGTTCCGTAAACGAACTATTTAAATAAAGGGTAGGTGAAATAAATATGAGCAATGAATTATTAGAAAAGGCAATTGCAACTGGCACAACAGCCACAGGCACATTCGCCTCAACAACTGGAGGAGATGGAATTCACACAGGGTCAGAAAATGGCAATGGTGGATTACTTAATCCAGAACAATCAGCTCGATTTCTAGACTACATGTTCGATGCAACCGTAATTGGTAAAGTCGCACGTACCGTTAGAATGAAATCTGATACAACTGAAATTGATCGCATGGGCGTAGGCGAAAAGCTTATGAAACTTGCGACTGAAGGAGATGACGCAAACAGTGGTAACTCTGCTGTGACATTCTCAAAAATTTCTTTGACAACAAAGAAGTTACGTCTAGATTGGGAACTTTCAACTGAGTCTTTAGAAGACAACATTGAAGGTGCAGATCTAGAAGATCATATTGCACGTCTGATGGCAACACAGGCTGGTAACGATATTGAAGATTTGGTTCTTAACGGAAACACATCTCTATCATCTGATCAACTTTACAAAGCATTTGACGGAACCGTTAAGATTGCAAAAGCAAACGGTCACGTAGTAGATGCTGGTGGAGCCGCAATTACTCGTTCTGTATTTAACAGCGCATTAAAAGCACTTCCACGTAAGTACAAGCAACGTCGTACAGACCTTCGCTTCTTGTCAGGTTCAAACCTGATCCAGGATTACTTATATGCAACTTCACAAAATATCCAAAACGTTAACCCACAAGATATTGCCTCTGGCATTATCCGTGGTGAGGTAGCACCTGTATCTGGCCCAGCTGGATACGTAGCTCCATACGCATTTGGTATTCCAATTGTTGAAGTTCCGCTATTAAGCGAGACACAAACTGGCTCATACTCAGGAGCAACAGGATCACACGGTGACGTCCACT